GCGGCAATGTTGTCTCGTAGAAGATGTGCCTGACCTTCCTGATCGAGAGCACCATACATGGACATCATCTGGGAAAGCACCTGACTACGCATGGCGGGGCTCCCGTTACCGACGGCACGGACAGGCCAAACAGCAGTAACGTGGTAGATAGCCTCGGCAGGAACACCGCGCTCCATGCAACGCTTCTTAAACGCTACCGCTTCCTTGCCACCCGGCTCGAAAGGAGAAGAGTCCCTGCGGCTGAGTCTACGAAAAACCTCCCAAAGAAGACGCTTCCAAGGATGGTAGAACAGGTTGATGGATGCACTGGTAAGAGTTGCTTCTTGTTGAAGTTGGGCGCGGACTTCAAAAGCGGTGCGAGCTTGTCCTTCGGGAGTAATGGCACGGCTCTGAAACCCGATCGTATTGTTCTGAAGAGTCTGCGTCATGTCTGCCAATACCGGCATCATGTTGGCGCGGAAATCAGGAACCGCTTTTTCAACGATTTTAAGGCCGGCAGGGAAAAGGGCGTAAGGCCCAAAGTAGTTCAGCGTCAGATCCTCTAGGGAACGAGTGCTGGCATCACTGGGCTGGACGATGAGTGCGGAAGACAGAAGAGCCCCATCACTCATGCCACACCGCATACGATTGATGAGCTGGATGTGAGGGTAAATCTTGTACCCAAGTCCTCGAATTCCGTGGTAGCAACCATTTCCAATTCCGTAGGTGAAAGTAACAAAGCAACGAGTTGGGGCATCAAAACGCTCGAACTTCTCGTACAAGAACTGCTCGTTTGCCTCACCGAATCCGGTGTCTGCCGGAAGCGGGTCTTTAAGGAAAATCATGTGAGAGACTTTGCCTGAAAACTCTTGAACCCACATATGGACAACCTTGACCCTCTTGGCCTTGGAATTGCCATAGAGTAGATCGTTGTTCTTGAGTTCGATTTCGAGTTTTTCCCAGTCAGCAAGATATGGGGTAGGAGTGGCGAGGCAGGCGTGCATAAGTGCCTGCTTTACCATATCTACATTCCATCCTAGTTCCTCGGCTACTTCAGGATTTCGGATAAAAGCATAAAGCTGATGGGCTAGGTATTCACGCTCCACGGTTGCAACTTCAATCTCAGCCTCGCTGGCTTTTGTTCCGCGGGGCATCTTGAACTCATTGAGTCCGGTTACACGATAACGCCAGTCGGTCTCATCCTCGAAGTAAGCAACTCCCACTCCATGTGAAACAAACTGGTCTGAAAGAAGCTGATGGTTGAACTCAAACTCCGTCCAGTTCATCAGCGTATGATGGAACTCTTCGGCGATAATCCCTTCCCATTCGACCCGCTGTTCATCCGTTCCGTAGTCAACATGAACCGAGGCTAGGCGAGGAACACTCGAAGTCAGATCGTAATACTGAGCTAAAGCCTGATCTTTGACTGCGGCGGCAATTCCGAAATCAATGTTGGTTCTTTCTGATTGTCCGATTTCGACTAGGTCATCGGGATTGAAAGGAGGGGCACCTCCAAACATGGCATCCACCAAAGAACGGTTTTTTGAGCTACCAAGATCGCTTGTCCAAATGGTGTCGTAGATGCTACGAGCCGCATCTACATCAGCAACTCTACGTTCAGGAACTTCTCCTGTTACTGGATCGAGTCCAGCAATATCTAAAGGGGCAGTCGAGATCTCCATTACTTTGATTTCTTAGAGGGCTTGGCTGATTTGTTCTCCAAAAGATCGATAAGAGACTCGTCCTTACACCCATGCACAACGGCAATAGCGTCGGTAACATACTTGGGTGGGTGATTGGGATCCATAGCCGTGCAGGCGATCATTCCGTCGGAAGTGCGAACGTATTCCTTGCTCTTCCAGTTGTTGATCATCTGCTTGCTGTTGTGGATACAACCCTTCATTTCCCAGCGCAGATAGATATCCCAAGGCTGTGCTTCCTTATGAGTATGAATCGAATCAAATAGCTGTGAGGCACGAACAAAATTTGCAGGGTAGATTCCACTTCCATTCATATGTTGTCCGTCCTTCCTAATGAACTCTTTGGTATCCGGCTTCCTTACGATGGAATCTTCTACGACGCCCATAAAGGGTTTCTGTGCCAGGTTGTACTCAGTCTGGAGATCGTCCAGCCAAGAAGACTTCATGGGTACGTTGTCGGCTTCAAACCAATAAAAAGGGAGACGGTTTCCTCTCGCGTAGACATACCCCGCGGTTTTCTTGAACATGAAATTTGCGGAAGAAGGCCAACCCAGCTCATGATCCTGATCAAGGACGTAAATTCCAGCAGAAGCAAAAGTTCCTTTAAGGATGTTCTGGATTTCTTCAGCTACGCTTTTCTGGTTGAGTGGGCAAGAAACCAATAAATGATGGTTAGCTCCGCCTCCTAGGGTAGAAATCCAGTTTGCTAGTCGTAAAGCCAACCCAGAATCGATTCGGCTAATGGGAAGAATGAGAAGCATGAATAAAGAGGTTAAGCGGTTATTACTTTTTAGTCAAACGCTGGATGAGTGTTGGACGATAAAAGTTTATAGGTCTGCGAACTCCATTATTTCCGACTACGCTGACCTGTATCTTTTCCATCTTTCCTTCCTCTACCAGCTTGTTGAGGCGATTGTTCATCGTAGACTGAGGAAGATCTGCCTCAGCTTTGAGATCGTATAAGCTCTTCCAACCCTGCTCTCTGTAGGTATCTACAGAAGCCGTTATTAGTTCTGTTTTTATAGCATCCCATGCAGATGCTAGGAGGTCATGCTCGGGTGGATTCACTTTCTTCTGGGTCATAAGTCAATAGTTGCGTGGATGGAAGACCTCCATCTGGAGTGGCGTCCCAATCCAGAATGGCAATGCCAGGTCGGCAAATTGAGTCTCCGACTACTTTGTGTCCGTATCTGGTAAGAAGTTGCCACGCTGGCGTGACTAGGAACAGCGCGTGTCCATCCGAGTAATATCCTCCTGTGTGGCGATGACCTCGTAGATACACCCTAGGGACACGCTGGCCTACCCTAGCGTAGTTCAGTCTGGCGTTGCCCATCGTAATCGACATGGCTCCGGCCTCAAGGTAAGCACGACCTGCGGTGGGCATATGATGAGCTACGTCAAGAAGTGTTCCGTTAATCTCAATAAGTCCCTTGTCTCCACACCACTCACCGCCAAGTTCTTTGCAGATGACTTTCTCGAAGTCTCCCACATGGCACTCAGTACCAGCGGTAAAATAAGTCTTGAAACAAGACTCCACAAGAGGGCGCAAACATTCGGTTGCGGCGGCGGCATGATCAATGTTCTTTGCCACTACAATCTCGGTAGTCCCATGATGCCGGCCTTCGATACAATCTCCGTTGACGATTACGACAAACGGCCTGCCCTTAAAGTGATTTACAGCTTTATTGACCGCATCAAGCCAGCACTTCCAAAGCCATTGCTGATGAAGATTGTTACCCAGCTTAATCTGATTTCCGGTCTCAGTTTCAAAACCATCAGGCCATAGCCCCACGGAAGAACCGCAGTGAAGATCGGAAACAACGACGGCTCCTCCGATCCTAGGATTTACTGGCGGCAGTTTAACTGCTTTGGTTTTCTTTGCCATGAGAGTCGCAGGGAATATGGATGTAATAACCTTTTATGCAAGTATTACTTTTCTAAATCAGAAAGTTTTTTCCACCAGTGATCAAGTGAANCATCCCTTGCCAGCCACCCAGCAAGGAACTTNCGGTCTACNGGATTCTTATACGCAATTCTCCGATATCGTGCGTCTGCGGCTGACTCTATGTCCTCGGCTAGGCGATAAGGGTTTACTTGATTGGCGGATCCTAGGGTATCGGGGCCAAGTTTTCCATCGATGGTGATTGTAGTTTGAGCCTCTATAGCTTCTTGAAGGAGCCTAACTGAATTGCCTAGCCCCATGTTGACAGCAAAGTTTGCGGCTACTTCACAAACGGGAAACTGCAAAGAAGAGAGAAAGTTCCAAGCATCTTTCAAATACGCCTGGACAACGTCTTCCGCCGTCCAGCTATCGAAAGGAAACGTCGGATGGCTGGCTTCATCAATGCCGCAAACAGTCCTTCCTCCACTATCACCTGGCACATTTTCAATCCGAATAGTCACACCATCCGACTCGTAAGCACACTCCCACCCTAGGACAAAACCTAGCCACTTAACAAACCTAGGAGACTGCCCTTCTGCGGCGTAATTCAAGATCTCTTGGATTGTCATAATTTTGAGGGGAGCGATGAAGTTTCTTGAGCCGGAGTTGCTTCAACACCCTTTTGAACAATCTTGCTACCTCTATTGATAGTGAACCATCCGGCCAAAACAGCACCAATCGCAGTAGGATTAAAGGGATTCTTGGGGTCGTGGTAATGCGACCAAAGTGTAAAAACCACGACGGAGACAATGCACAGCCCTAGGATGAAATCGTGAAACCAAAAAGGAGGTCGAAGGCTAGAGGGTGTTCCGTCGGACTCGGATAACGCCCTGCGAATCCAGTCTACGATACCGGAGAAGTTCACCGAAGAGATTGTTTAGCGTGATGAAACCACCTAGTTGCCTCGTCCCAAGAAGGAACAGTAGGTATAAGCTTCCCGATTTCATCGATAAAATGATTTAGAACGTACATACTAGCAAAGAAACAAAGAGCGTAGGCTACCGCACTTGCAATCCAACCCTCGACGGCTGGGAAGTTTCTGATGATGAGTCCTGCAATCACTGTCCCCACATAAAGAGCAAAAAAGAAAGCACCTATCTCTACCACTACTTCAGTACGATGCTCCCATAGATCTCCGCGCTGTGCCTGCTTGGTATCGTCTTCGACATACCAGTTTAACTGCCCTTCAACTTTCAAATAGTCTTGTTGGGCGTGCAAAAGATCCGTTTTTTCCTGCGCTGATAGAACTTCTATTTGATTGAGCAGGTTTATTTGCTGTTTGGAAAGTGGGCTTGCCAATAGACCGGCGGAAAGCACAAAAAAGAAAAATATACTTTTCATCGAGAGTGTTCGAGAATGATGACCTTCTGGTCAATCTGATCGTTGATTGAAGTGGCCCCTTGTATGTATGTGTCGGGGGATGAGGTATGCCGCTTGGAAAGTGGATCAGAGGAACACCCCACTAGGATAGAAAGAGCAATCGTAATCAGTCCAAGTAAGAAACTCGTCATAAGAAACGCGGCAACAGCTTCTTTTGCTAACGGTGTCATTTGCTAGGGGCGATCAAGTGATCTTCAATCCTTCGTGTTCGGGAATCAATTTGCTGTATTAGTGCTAGAGCCGTTGCAAGTGCCTCACGGCGTTGGGAGTTATCTAACTCGATAGCGGAAAGACGGGTTTCATGTTGTTTGTTGATCTCTTCAATCATGGTCACCCTGGTCGGTAATAGTGCGTAAGACCAAAAAATTGCCCCAAATGCGGCGACACCGGAGAGCCCTCCCAAAAGAGGAAGATGTCTCATTATGAAGTTTGGTTTCTCTGGGGTATCCATGAGGACTTATGATGCGTGATTCATAGTGTGTGGTTATTACACCTGCAAATTGTTTTCTAGGCAAGAAGGTTTTGACGGTTCTCAGATACAATCTCAGGCGTGAGAGGGTCTTCGTACCCAACTTCTTGATCGTATGTTCGGTAGTTCTCTTCCGGGCACTTGACCAAGACTTCAATGAACTTGATTCCTGCTTCTTGGCACTTAGTTCGCACCAGGTTTCGGCAAGCGCGAAAAGGGGAAATCATCGACACAATGGTCGTGATTCCCTGTGAAGCCGCCATGACTGCGATCTCGCCGACTCGGCGGATGTTTTCTTGCCGATCCTCTTGTGAGAAGCCGAGATCAATGGACAAAGTAGATCGAATTCCATCCCCGTCCAAAACCAATACGGAGTACCCTAGGGAGTAGAGTAGTTTACGATACTCTTCTGCCAGAGTAGATTTACCGGCACCTGAACGTCCGGTGAGCCATATCACCGGAGCAATCTTCACGAAGCAGATACTTGTTTGTATAACGCCACATCGTCAGCGTAGAAGCTCTGAAGCGTTGCGATCTGATCTGCCGTGAGGGTTGGCTTCTTGGAAGTATCCGTTACATTCACAGAAGGAAGAGGAGTTGGTAGCCCAAGGGCAACAGCCATAGGCGTGAGGTCTTTCGCAAAATCAAAATAAACAATGTTTGACGGAGCAGGAATGCCAATAAGGTTTACTTGGGGCATGAAGTGAGGGTTCAGCTTTGTTTTGTCCTGTTGAACCAGCCAAGAAATAAATTGATCTACTGGAAGCCAAGCAGGAACTCCTCCTGTAGTAAGCGAATATGAAGAAATAAAACGATCAACTGGATCACGAATAATTGCGTATGGTGTTCCCGTACACGAATTGTATGTATTTATTTTTTTTAAGTTTATTGCAGACTGAGATGGACTGTATTGCTGGTCAAAATATGTAGATGCAATTAAGCCAGTAAAAAGAGAACTTGCATTTCTATAAATAACGCAATAAGAAGTGTTATTGCTTAAATTACAATACCTAACAGGATCAATATTATTTTGCTCAATATTCCCGATATAAAAACCATCGGTTGACTTGTCGTAATAATCTCCTAATCGTGCATATCTACGTCTTTTTGAATTGTCGGGAAATGTTTGTATAAAATTCCCACCATCATAAAAAGATTCACAAAAAGATATTCCCACATCTTCTGATGGTGATTCATCGTCAGATATTGTTACAATATTTATTACTATATTGTTAGTATCAAGTTGTGCAAAAACTGGCATAATTATGCTGTATATGTTCCGTTTCCTGTAAAAGTTAAAATAGTATTTGATCCATTTGTGGTAACTGTAGGAGAACCTGTTATAGTACCTGTATATTTTGATGTAGGAATAGATAAAATAACAACTCCATTAGCACCGCTTGTTGCTTGAGTAAGTCCTCCCAGTCCAGAATTTCCTCCTCTTCCAATTAACCCTAATCCCGGTGTTCCAATAACCCCTGTATAACCACCACCACCACCAGCATAATAAACGCTAGATCCAGTAATATTTGAGGTTATGCCATTACCTCCATTTCCACCATTTCCAGCGTTTACTCCCGCTCCATATCCTCCATTTGGTGTGACTCGATCAGTTGTATAAGCACCCCCAGCGGCCACTGCTATATTTATATTTCTTGAATAATATAAAATAGAATTTCCACCAGCGGTTCCATCGGAATTATCTCCTGTATTGGTTGCGTTATAGTAATAGCCAGCACCACCTTGACCTATTGTGGCAGTATAAATAATTGATGGAATAGCTGAAAAATTACCACTTATTACGCTTCCTCCGTCTCCTCCATCTCCAAATTCAACAACGTTACTTCCTCCTCCACCTCCACCAACCAAAAGATAGTTGATGGTGTATCCAGATGGTGCGGTTACCACATTTAGGTTCAAAAACCCTGTGTCACCCCACAATTTTTTTTTAATGATAAAGCCCATCGTTTAGAGGGGTTTATGCGTACCAAATTGTATAAGTGGTAGATGCGGCAGATCCCAAGCAATACAAAGCATTGGTTGGGATGTATGGGAACTGATACCCAACTCCTGCTCCAATAGCGATTCCGTTAGTGGAAGTGGCTGGGGAAGTCGTGCTGACATACAGGGTATTGGATGCCGAAGTGTTCTGAATCGTAAGCATCTTGGATGCAGAAGAAGCCGCAAGAAGTGTGGCAGAAGTAGCTCCTACTGAGCTATTGCTCATTGTGATAGAACCAGATGCCGCTTGTGAAGTTACTGATCCAATCAAATTGCTTCCAGCGGGAATAGCGGCAGTATTTTGAACCGCAAAAGTTCCAGCATTTGTTACTGCTTGACTAGAAGGAAAATTGTTAACAGTTGCAGAAACAGAAGGGGTTCCGCTGATGGTAGCAGTAACATTTCCAGAAACAGGTTGTGTAGCTGGGAAATTAGAAACGGAAACACTTCCACCTGTTCCGCCACCGCCTATGTTGTTAACTTGAAGTACCCCGTTGGCGTCTGCCTGGAGTTCGACGGGTAGATTGGTTACGTTATTGCGGGCGCAGATGGTTTCGAGATTCATGCGGTTATATGGTTATTACACCTTTACCATTTGTTCAAGGAAATAGTTCTCTTAGGCGAAAAGCGTTTTCTCATAATGGATTTCCAAGATTCATTGGCTCCTGATCCAATTCCTCCATCTTGAACGGTGCGGAGGCCGAAGCGTTCTCTTACGGTGTCGAGCATCACAAAAGCGGCATCCGCTATATCCGGGCTTTTCCCTGTTCGTGATTTCATCTCTCGCTTGCTTTCTACAAGAACCTTCATGCTTCCAGACTTCTTGGTCTCGTAGTTACGAGCTGTCATCTCCTGAGCAAGATCAGGCGAGATTCCTCGCAACTGACCATTCTGAAGAAGTTCCTTAGCTCCGAACCAAAGCTCCGTCACCTTATTGGCGTATTTCTCATTTGCCTTCGTGGAGTCGTAAACGGAGACAGCTCTATCGGTAGCCGAGCCACCAAAGTGAACTCGAAGAAACTCGTTCGACCCTAGGACGGTGGCAAGCGCATCGCAGAAAGGAACGCCTCCTCCTGTAACGTCTACTCCGACATTGTAGATATCCACTCCCTCTTCGCGAAGAATGCCGGCAATTTTCCTAGATACCTGGAATGTCCTAGGCTCCGAGTTGGTTGCGTCATCTTCGATATAGAAGAACTCATCGAAAGAAACTTGTTCGGCTCCGTCTCGATTTGTTCCGTAACTTCCCAAAAACAAAACGCATCGATCTCCGCCGGAAACAAACGAGGGATCAATCCCGGCTATCCTGGTTGGCGGTCGAAGCCAGAGGGGAGCTTTGTCACCACCGAAACGAATGATTTCCGATTCCGAATAGATGGTTGTGCTGGTTCCCTGCGGTGCCCAGAACCCTCGGTAATCTCGCCAGAAAAGCGGAGAGTCTTCGCCAAGGCGATCACGAGCCTCTTCGATCTTCTCCCATTTTTGGATAGGCCACTTGTTCTCCCTTTCAAGGTAGTTGGGATTACGCATGGCATCAAAGTGAAGACAAACGCCACCCAGCTTAGTAAGCCAGCGATCGTCATTGACCGTAATCGAAGTCCAACCGTCTTTCGGCTCAACGAACTTGCCGAACGGGTCGTAGTGGGAAGTTGGGTTCGACGCCGCGCAGATGTGAAGAATCGCGTTGTTGGAAAGGTTGGAGATAGCGGTATCGATCAAGGCGTGTGACAACTCGCTCAACTCGTCGGCGGCTAAAAACACACGGTCTGCTTTCATACCACGCATCTTGCCTGTGACCTCACTGGTCTTCTTGGCTTCAGCCGGGATTAGGTAGATTCCTGCTTGTTCTAGCCGGACTCCATCTTTGATGACGTAGATTGCCGGCGTAGGAGTATCAGTGAGTTTCGCAGGAGCCACCGGCTGAATAGCAGGCCAGTAGCGTTGCACCGCACCCCAAACACGTTTTTTGGAATCGCGGATGGATGTCGAGGTCAACAAGCCAAGCGTTTTGTAGGGGGCGGAAAGCCAGTTTAGAAGAATCCAGATCGCCATGAAATCGGACTTGCCACTAGAACCACAGCCGGCAAAACCAACGAAAGGCGAATGACAGCACTCATAGAGCATATCGTCAGCCCAAGGATGCCAGACAAAGGGTGATGTCTTCTTGGTGAAAAACATCTGAGCCGCACGACGAAAGTTGTCCTCCGCCGGAGTGCCGTCTAGCGATCCTCGGCTGTAGCAAAATAGTTCGATAGCCCAGTCGGATGTACCTGGTGGAAATAGATACCCGTATCGTGCTATGGTTCCTTTAGGCAGTCCTGCGTAGTTACCGTCATCAACTCGAATCGACATCTCGGCTAGAAGATGGCAAGACTTGGTTAGGGCGCAAGGTGAATCTTCATAAGTTATTAAGATTCTAGATATTTATACATATTCGGTTACTGCTTCGACTCCTAACAGGCGTGTTGTGTTTAGAGGGACAAAAGTTGGCTAGTTTGAAGATTCTACAGAGAAGATACTTCTTTTTTT